TAAACGACGGAACTCGTCCACCGCCTCTGGGTTTTTAAGCTCGCCCTGCAGGGACTCTATCGCGGCTTTAACTTCCTCGGCCGATCGCACACCTGAGCCAGTAAACGCGGCAAAACTCGCGAGCGCGTCGGTTTCCATTTCAGAAATACCCGTTCGTATTTCCTGGAGCGACGTCCCTATATTTTTAAGCGCTGAATCCGCTACACGATCTGCAAGGTCAGCAAACTTTTTGGCACCTTCTGCACCACCATCAAAGGCAGACTCAAGCGTGATCGCAAAACGTTGAAGCTCTTGACCAGTCATGTCGTCGAGCTTTTTAGCGATATTCTTATCTAGTGCCGCCGCAACTTCTAATGACTCTGTCGCGATTTCTCCGACCGCTTCAACAAATGCGCGAACATTGCCTACAGAATCCGTTTTAAAATTTTCAAAAACAGTATCAAGCGCCTCGGCAACTTCCGCGCCACCAGACGTCAATTCTTTAAACTTATCAATGAGCACTTGGGCAGATGCAGATACGCCAGAACTAATCGCCCGATCGGCAATGTTTGCCGACTCCGTGAGCGCGGCCATACTTGCACGGGTAGCTTTAAGCGCTGCCGATATTTCTGCCTGGGCCTTTTTAGTATTTTCGCCGAGCAGCTCTTGATTAAGTGCGCGGCTATACTCAGCAGCAAGCAAATCCTTTTGCCCCTGCAGCTGCTTGGCATAGGCTGAGCGTTCCTCCTCGGAAAGTTTGGCTCCTTGCTCAGCGGTAATCTGCCTAACGTCACGATAGCGGTCTAAAGCTGCTATCTCACCCTCTAGCGCGTCAAGTCGAGCATAAGCATTATCCTTAACTTTACGGGTCGCCTCGGCGACGATATCGTCAGCGCCGGCCATCTTGGCCGCCCACTCGCCGAGCGCTTTACCGCCGCCGATCAGAATATTGTCTAGCTGCAAAAATGCTGCACCTAACGCGACAATTTTAAGCGGCCCTGGAACAGCCCTTAAAAGTGATCCAAATTTACCTAGACGACCTGCACTTTTGCCGGTTTGCTTCTCTAAGGATCCAAGCTCAAGGGTGGCCAAGCGGATTTTCTGACCCAACGAAAGCAGGTCGGATCCAACCTTAACCGCTCGGTAGGCGATCCACGCTTTAGTAACCGCACCGATGGCATCTCGATACTCAAATAAGAACGCGACCACACCTTTGACGGTTTTAATTAACCCGATAATCGAGTCGGAAATCCGTTTCGCCCACTCGTCAAGTTCGCCGCTCTCGCGCATTTCTTCAAATGCTTGAGCAATACCTTTAATTTCGCCCTTTATATATTCAAGAAGCCCTTTATCGTTAACGTCTTTTAAAAAGTTAACAAATGTATCTTTAAGGTTAGAAACAAGCCCTTGCAGCTTGCTCATTTGCTTTTCAGCAGCGCCGGCGCCGGATTCGCCAAGCGCCTTAACCAGCAGCTCTATTTCCTTACGGCCCAGCTCACCAGCCGTAGACATTTTTTGCAGTTGCTGGACACTTTTACCGGTAGCCTTGGCGAGCAGATCCCACGCGGGAACGCCTCGCTCAATAAGCTGTAGCATTTCTTCCTGCTGCAGTTTTCCTTTGCTGTACGCTTGCCCCAAGGCAGTGACGATACCGTTCAACGACTCTATGCCACCGCCGGTTTTGGCCGCCTGATCTGCAACGGCCTGCAGTGTTCCATCCATAGGGTCGAGACCAAAGGCCTTGGCACGGACGAAAGCATCGGTTACTTGATCAAGCTGGAATGGTGTGTTTTTAGTGAAATCTTTAATCCAGGCGAAAGCCTCTTCGCCAGCTTCTGCGGATCCAGTTAGCGCCTCAAGACGGGCCTGGAGTATTTCAAAATCACCGCCGACCTCGACAATTCCAGTAATACCGCGTACCGCTTCGCGAATACCAAAGAACGCAGCAACGCTACCGATCGCTACCGTTGCGGTGCGCTTTATCCTAGAGGTCAGTGTCTCAAGTGAGTTCCCAGCAGACCTAGCTCCTCGCTCCAGCTTACCAGTGGGATCCTTAAATTCTTTAGTGGATGCATCTCGTGCTTCGCGGAGTTCCTTCTGCAGCTTTTCGATTTGAGAGGTAGTACCCTTCATCGACTCGCGAATTTTGGCTTGGGCCTGATTAAGTGACCGGCTCGCGAACCCGGATCTCTCAAGTTCAGACCGACTTTTTTGCAGGGCCAATGTCTGCTCAATCTGGGTTTCTTTTAAACGCTGGACGGTCTTTCTAGCGCTTTCAAAATCCCGCTTTAACTTGGCCGTCGGCGCTGATGCGTTGCCAAACTCTTTAGCAAGGCGCTGTGCTTCGACTTGAGCATCATTTAATTCGTCGCCGGTTTTATTGACCTCTAATCGAATATTTCTAAAGTTATCAACTAGCTTTTGGGAGTCTTCCAGCTTTTGAATTTCTTCAGACAAAGCTCGGCTGCGACCGGCTGCAATCTCGGTCGCGCCACCCACATTGTCAATCTCACCGATTAGATTTTGAATCTCGGCAAGGCCGGCAACGGCGGTTTTTAACTTGACTGATAACTCAAGGTTACGCTCCACGGCGCAGACTCCTGACAGGATAAAATTGATTAATGCGGAATGAACAAAGGGCGGTCGGGCCGCCCCTTAGAAAAGTGTTAAAGATTAAACGCGACTGCCTATCTTGTGCTTTTCGATGTAACTAGCAGAGTGCGGGAGCACGTCGATAACCTCGTCTTTTTTGTAATCTTTACCGCGATGGGTGTGCGCCTGGTTAAGCTTCACTTTCACGGTTTTTGCTTTGGCTTGTTCGGTCATGGCCTTAAATCCTCAAAATCTAATAGGGGAAAACTACGGCGGGCATAAGCCGCCGTGCGATTACTGCTCCATTGCCACCTTGAAGAATTTAGATATACCCGCACCTGCAATACTGCTGTCGGATAACACCGTAAATTCAAGAGGAAGCTCCGCAAACTCATCACCGATAAAGCTGCTGCCAGCGGTCGGTGAAAACTTAATACGGTGAGCCGAGATAGTTACCGCTTTACCCGACTGCGCTTCGTTGAGACCGTCAAACACGAGACGGTATTCCAAGCCAGACGAGACAAGCGCTTCCATCACAACGCTGTCAGCCTTCGGGTAATCGACCTCTACATCGTGGCCGTCCACAGCATCGGTGATACTCGCGGAGCCTTCCAAGAACACAACGCCGGCACGGGTTACTTCGTAATCGGTATTCTCGACCAGCACTGTTGGAGAACCAGAAGGATCTAGCGTCACAACAATATCGGCGGTGTCACTGATGTCTGGCGTGTCGGTAAAGGCCAGCAACGCACTTGGGTAAGCGGTGTGCTCTTCACCCGTGACGTTAACGCCGCCGGTCACTTCGCGAGTGGTGCCGCGATACGCTAGCGAGAGATTTTTAGGGCTAAGGTCTAGCAGCGTCATCGAGCCGGTTACGTCATCTACACGCGACACCGAGTTAGCCGAGCCGCCGCCTGGGTTGGTATAATCTGGCTGATTGATCTTGCTCTCGCTAACTGCAAACTGCAGAGTAGAACAGTTACCAACAGGCAAAATCGCTCCACCCACAACGCCGGCATAGATTGGGCCTTTGCCCAAATAAGAGTAGTTTTTCGTCGCCATTGCTAGGCTCCTTTTCGGTTAATAACTCTGGTTGAAAATGCCAGTGGGTAGTAAGCAACCCCTGGGCGGTAACTGGGTGCAAACGTGCTGCTTGCCAGCTCTAACTTCATAACGGCACCACTGGGTTGAAACCCGTGCAGCGCCTGAATTAACTTGTCTAGTATTTCGCCGCCTTCGTATTTGCCCCGCGCCTGGCGCAGCACAAGGACAACTGCCCAGACTTGATCAATAGTGATATCGACCCGTTGCCTCTCGGCCTGCGCCGGCGAATAGCCTTGATAGAGCACATGAACAGCGGGAGTGTTCTGGCTTGACTCTTTCACGCCATCAAGGTCTTCAGCAAAATAGACGTGCCTAATTTCTGGCATATCGGCTTCAATCTTGGCCTTTAAGCTGTCGCGCACGACAAAGAAATCAGCCATCTTAAAAACCGCCCCCGTTAAATACCTGGCGGCCACCTTCAAAGCTTGCCTCGCCGACCAAATCTGCATTGCTAGATTCTTGCAATGGCAGGCCATTAGCGGTCAATCGCACTTCGCCTTTTGCTACTGCCCGCATAAACTTAATGGCGAGTTCATAGCGTTTAGTTACCTGCTCCGTGGCGTCATTGTCATAAAGCCGGTACCGGGCAATGTCACATGCATACCCAGTTATGATTGGGGGCACAGTGCTTAGCGGTGTCGCGTATCCAGCACCGGCCAGATAACCATCGATTTCACCGCTAGCGTCAGCAATAGATAGCGCGACTTTCTCTGCATCTGTCCCGCCGTCATCGTTGCCTTCCAGTTCGAGTATTTCTCGTTCCGAAAAGCGATTAATCAAATCTTGGCGGGTGCAGTAGCTCATTGAGCAGGCTCTAAATCTGTCGCTTCTTCTAGTCGGGGCTCATTCTCCAACGCTCTAACCTGGTCAAGACTCAAAGCCGATATATCGATTGGCCTTGCCTCGCGGGTAAACGTGAAACCGGCCCGGCGAAATTGTTGAATGCCGCGTTTAGTGCGAATCATCACAACGTTAGCCGAAGCCTCGTCTTCCGGTTTGTCGTCATCGTGTTTAACGGCAGCCGAGCTTTCGATGGGTGAGTTGGTTTCACTCTGGCTAGACTGATCCGCATCTTGCTTAGGATCTGCAGAGTTAATCGCATCACCAGAGGTCGCAGAACTCGCTTTGTCATTGGCGTTAATAACCTCAGCCGAAGCAACTCCCTCTGCTTTGCCATCCTCTGGTTTTGCGGTCGCTGAATTTTCAGTCGCTGATGTCGTTTCACTCTGGCTAGACTGGTCCACAGCCTCTTGCTTAGGATCTGCAGAGTTCGTCGCATCAACAGCGGTGACTTTATCGTCTGTACTTGCAACGCCAGCCTTAACGGGTGACTTGGCGGGTGCTTTCTGTGGTGTCGCTTTTGCTCGTGCCACGTCGTACTCCTATATTAAAAAGGCCTCCACCCGAGTGGGCGGATGGAGGCTAAGCTCACCTGGGTAGGTGCGGTCTTATTGGTATTAGGCAGCCGATAACCAGGGATTTTTTGCTAGCGTTGAACTGCCAGCCCATTCGTTGGTTTCGCCACCAGATGCCAAAGAACTAACAACAACCTTGCGAGCAGCGCCCTCAATAGTGCTGGGAATCATGGTGTGGGTGTGGCGTAAGCCAAGTGGCCGACCGTAATCACCTTGCAAACCTTCAAGCCGTTTCCGTGCAGCTTCGTAATTGGCGGCGTTAAACGTCTGCTTACTGCGCACCACCAACTGCCACAAACCTGGTCCGGCGTTAACGCGCGCATCTACACCGAATAGGAACTTATCGTTCATAAACACTTGGGCGTCATTCAGGTTAGTAATCGCGCGGAAGTTATAATCGCGACGCTTCTGGAATATCACCGGTGTGATTGCCCGACTCAAATCCATCACATACCAAGCAGGGCCAGAACCACCCATATCATTAGAAACAGACTGTTCTTTGCCGGCTGCATCCAATACAGGATGGTCAGCATCAAACAATGGCTGACCGTCATAGCAATCAGGGTTTGCTTCAAGCACCTCAACAGATAGTTGATTTGGGTGCTCGCCTGAGCTACGACCGAACTCCTGATACGTTGGCTTAAAAAGACCATAGGTATCATCTTCAAGAAAGTCGCGATCAACACCTTCTGTTAGTTCAAATTTGCGGTTTTTAATACTGAACTTACCCGCATCGAGAGAATTGATAACGCGGTCACCAATCCACTCACGCATGCGCGGTAGTGTTTTTAAGAAGGGGTAAACTTCAACAGCCGTTGTAGACGGCACAACCATACAAAATAGTTCATGCAGCTTGGCGTCATCACCCAGCATGCCCAAACCTTCTTGAAAGGCCACGTTATAAGCTTGAAACAAAATCTGTAAATTACTTGGTGTTAAATCCATGATTAAAAAATCCTCTCGGGGAAAAAGTTATGCGGCTCTTACAGCGCCGCGCCAGAGGTCGGATCAATCATCACCCACACCCCGTTTTCATCTACGTGATCAATAATCCCCGCGACACTGCGGGCACCTGTGTCATCAGTGAGAGCAACCGTCTGATCGTCGACCAGGTAACAGAGCTGGCCCACGTCCGTCAGGGCAATCTCGTCTGCGCCCGCACTGTTCGCATACCGGAAGCAACCGCGCTCCAGTTCAATAGTGTCCGCGCCGTCGGCACCGCTGGTGTTGTCGAGTTCGCGGCTAAAGCGACCAAGAGCAATTTTGCCGGTGGCGGCGGTCGCGGGTTCGGCAAAGCCGCTGGCGTTTAATACCCCGATGGCACCGGCAAACGCATGCACAGATGCGGCAATCGGGTAGCCGCGAACAAGTCCAGCGCGCGACGGGGTATTGCGATTTTTAGTAGCTGCAGTCACGGTGACGTGCCTCCTGTGTTAATCAGATGTTTACCAACGCTTAAGCGTTAGCGGCTTTAGATTTTTTGAAATCGTCGGGGTTAATCCCCATGTTCTTGCACACGGCCAACTCGTCTTTGCTCAGCTCGCCTTGCTGCTCGTCGCCGTCAGGCTGCTTACCTTTAGTCTGGGTGGCCTTAAGTGCTGCAACGGAAGGGCTATCTTTCAAATGCGCTTTAAGAGCAGCAATACCTTGCTCGCGCAGCCAATCGGCAGTGGCTTTGCCCGCAATGCGGCCGTCATCCAAACCGTCTTTAATAAGGCTATCCATTTCAGCGGTGTCGCCACCGGCCTTTAATGCGGCCAGCTGGGTTTGGGCTTCTTCAAAAACGGCCTTGGGTACAAACTGGGCCATATCAGGCTGGGCAGCGGTGGCAGCTTTGCCTTTAAGTGCGGCAACGGCTTCAACTGCATTGCCGTTTGCGTCTACTTCTAAGCCTTCCTTTAACGCCGCCAGTTCAGTAGCGCTAGACTTGAGTGCAGCAAGTGCCGTTTCGATATCGGCGTCGGTAGCATCTGCAGCCAAGCCTAGGTTTTTGATTAATTGATCGCGTTTCACTGCGTCTTCCTCTTCGGTTTCGTCAGAATCGCCAGCCATGCGAGCAGCTGCCAGTACAGCAATTGCGTCATCGATGGCCGGGGCATTGGTTAACGCCAAGTGCAACAGGTCTAAGACTTCACCCGTCTTGGCGTTATAGGGAAATACAGGGGAGAGATAGCGGTACTCGTCGTCGCCAATTGCTTTAGCGGCAGCAGCATTCCAATCTACACGGCCGTATAAGCCGTCTTCGCGCCACTCTAAAGATTTGGCATCTACCCAGCCCGACGCGGGCGCAGGTTTACCATTCTCTTCGGCAAGCAAGGTTTGGTGTTCATAGTCAATAACGATGTCGGTGCTACGGGTAGCTGCAAGGGCAATGACTTTGCGCGCACTGTCTTCGGTGAGCAGCCAGGGGCCCTTGCCAGACATAGCGCCGCGAGGTGCATTAAATGTACCGGCTGGGATAAGACGCTGCATTGGAATACCGGCTTGAACCCGCAGGGCGCAAACGGCAACACAAACAGCGTTGGATTTAAGAGCAGCAATTCGTTTCATGCCGCCATCGTCTCAAGACAAGGGGCAGTGAATAAGGTGAAGCGCTTCAGCAGTAAGGAGGTGTCGCGGGGGAATTTACAAAAGCGCGCTCAGAGTAGCCGAAACAGGTCAATGAGGCAATTTCAGTTTCTCGGCCAGAATCGCCTTGTGTGCGATTTAGGCCAGCTTGTGGCTACCGTTGCCGCCAGCCACCCCTCAACAGCGCGTACAGGCAAATTTAAACACCTTTTAAACAGGGTTAGCGTTCGGGGCTGGGGTGCAATGAAGGGTTTCAGACCAAAAACGCCACTTTGGCCAGTGACTATTCGCTTAGGCCGCTCTCAGAGGCCCAAATGGCGCTGCAGCATATCGAGCACTTCCTCGCGGTGTGACGGCGACAGACTTGCGTAGGGTCGGGCGGGAATTTTCACCTTGCGATTTTTACCCGCCATACCACCAAAATGCTGGATAGCCGCATAGGGCTTATTACTGGATGCCGCCGCAAACTCGTCGCCATAATTAGCACTAAAGCTAGACGCCAAACCGCCGGGCGAATACTGCAGCATTTTACCAGGCCATTTTCCGTCACGCTTGCGCTGATCAATAGTGACCTGAGAGAGCGCCTCCCACA